GAATCCAGGCAAAAACAAAATGGATGCCTCCTGTAAAATACAGAGAAGCATCCATGATGTCCGCCTAACTTATAAATATGTGTCCAGAATTCTGGGTACATATCACTCTCTGGTAAAGAATAGGCGGCTACGTCTTAAACATATATCTTGCCAGGACGGGGAACCTTAACTTCCCTTACTGGCTGTCTTGATAAGTATATTATATGCCAGCTTCCGGGATTTGTCAATTTCCCGTTGCAAATCACCCATATCTCTTACTGTCCCCATTTTCTTCTTATACCGCTTCGAGGTATGCCAAATCTTTCACCGCTTCAAGTCGTTTCTTACAATCCCTGTATATTTCCTGATAATGTTTCCCTTGCATAATTCCCAGATTAACCTCATGCAAAATGATATTTTCCATTAAAGACAAGTTATTAAGCTGCATCACCGTAGCTTCGTCCCTTTTGTTGATTCCTGCCATTTTATTTGCCAGTCTGGTATAAGTCATATAAAGCATTTCTGCATGACTACTGCCCTGTCCCTTTGCATACTCAACAAGTTTCTGGATTGTATCGGTTTCTGCTTTTCGAGTAAGCTTTCCTGCTTTTCGGGTTTCAACCCACATTTGAGTAGATTTCTCACGGATAAAGTTCTCCATCTGATTAAATGCCCGGATATACTGCAATTTCCATTCAAGAGCCTCTTTTCCAGTAAAGCCCATTGCTAAAAGAGAAAAGCCATCACGATTCATATAAAATTTTCTATATGATTGCCCGTTACCAGATTTGTAAGAAGAAATCTTAAACATTATTTTCACAGCTGAATTTTCAGCAATGAGATTATCAATACTCTGCAAAACGTTTTTATGTTCTTTTCCAAACTTCTCAGCTACCTGCAAACTATCACACACAACTTCATCATTCTTTAAATAAACAAGTTCATTCATCTGCACGCCTTTCTTTAGCTATATCCAAAAATACCATCTTATTCCATCAATTTATTAATTTCTCGCCTGTTCCTCGCCTGTTCGAGCAAATATATCGATGTTAATCGACAGTTCAAGCACTACCGGTTCTTGCCGCCTTTTTTACCATTCTTCACGGCTTCCTCACGGCTTCATTCTCAACAACACTCCTTAAAATAGTGAAAAAGCTCCTTGAACCGTAGGTTCGGCAGCAGGATTTTTATTAAATGCCAGCATCATCGCTTCTACTGTTTTATCGGCTCATTTAACCTTTTTATCTGCTCTCCCTTACAACTTTACCTCAAGCACTTTGCAATCGTTTCTTGCCCTGTTTTATCCTTGTGTTGCTGTATTTTCAGACCTGTTCTGTTTCAGTCTTTCTCCCATCTGCTGCCGCTGTTCCTCTGTATACTGCCTTGGCGGAGAAATCCGAAGCCAGGATACCGGAACATGAGCGCAAATACTTCCGTCCTTGTTATCCGCAATGATCCGGCAATCTTCCGGGTGTTTCTCTGCCAGCTTACGGATTACAGACTTATACCGACCCTGTGAGAATGATAAGGTTGCTCTGGTATCATTGGTCATAAATTCAATTACATTTTCGTTACATCCATCCATAAAAATCTCCTTTTCGTTTTGTTCGATAATAATTATAGTCTTATTTTTCGGGGTTCACTCAGTCTTCGTTCTAACGCACTTTACTCTTTTAGGGGCTCCGAGATCTCCGAATATTTTCGCGCGCGTAATCGTGTCAACAAACTCCTTTGCGTGCGTAATCGCGTCCACGAAGCCCCATGCCCCCAGCATTTTTTGTCTAAGAATCCATTAATTTGTAATTATCTTTAATATCATCAGGTAATCCCTTAAAAAGAAAATTCTGAGGCATTCTTCGCAATGTTCCAATAATTTCAAATCTCTGTTCACTCTCCAACATGGCTGTTATTTCTGGACATTCTTCTGTGCACTTGGTATACCATGACTTCTGTTGTGGCGGAGCATACCGAGGATCGTCACGCACATACAGGAACAGCCACTCTATACACAGGCTCATTGTAAATTGAACATACAACCCACATTCGTAATAATATTGAGCTATCATTAATGCATCATGAAGTGTAGTTGTTATCCGCTCTGGTTCCTGATAATTTCCCTCTGGATAATATTTCACGATACATTCATCTTTCATAAAACTCCATGGAGCAATGGACACAAACGGAGCATGATCTGCCTGAACCGCCATTACCATCTGAGCTCTTTGGTATAAAGCATCAAGCCTTTTAATCAACGGACTTCCCATGATTCACCACCACCTTTAAATATGCAAATCCTTTGTCTGTTTCTTCGTCCCATTATGCCCCTGTGATTTCTTTCTGGCATTTTCCCTTTTGCAAGCTCTCAACCACTGATGCAACTCCGGCACGCTTGTAGCCCTTATCGTTACACGCTTATTTCTTCTCGGCATTTAATACTCCTTCCTCTGGCAAACGTGGAATATTAAGAATGATGGTCGTTACAACGCTATGCTTCTGCTGAAATTCAGCCAATTTCTTCTCATTGTAAATACCATCTTCGCCCAATATTGTATAAAGTCTTTCCTTTCCGGGAACAGGCTTTACCATGATCAAGTGAATAGTATCTGCTTTCTTTTGCAATAGCATAGCCCGTTCTTCTGCTTGCTTTAATCTTGCTTGTATATTCATTATGTCCGCCTCCGCTGTGATTTCTGTTCCTGTTCTACTTGTGACATCAATTCTTCCATAGCTTTCAGACGTTCAATCACATCTACATTCTTTGTCCACTGAGAGCACTGTGACAATGCTGCATTAGCCGCGTTCACTCTGATCTGTGCCGGCACTTCCGTATCAGTGGCTGTATTGACCAACACTGCTGCGCATTCTCCAAGTTTTCCCTGCAGGTATGCAATTGCTCCTGTTACGGCCTCGTTTCTTGCCTCAGAATACTTACGCTGGAAGCTGTCTGAATGAATCACAGTATAAATTGTAGGTCTGGGAATCTTCGTCTTTTTGGATATCTCACTTATATTTGGACACGTTAAAAATGCCTGTACTAATATGTCCTCACGTGCTTCTGCTGATATACCTTTTGCCATAGTAATCACCCCTAACTAATCAATGATATTTTCCAATATATAAAAACAGACAGTTTTGACAGGTTCTATTCCAATTTTTAGAACGGATATCTATTACATGCCTTTAATGCCTCCCGGAACACAGCCAGCGTTTTCTTCCGGTATGCATAGAAATCTTTACGATCAAGTGGAACAAAGTTCTTTTTATTCATCTTGTCATAGCTCATTCCAATTACGATACAACAATAAAGTTCATCACAAACGTTCGGATACACTTCTGCTGCGCACTGTAACAACAATATCTTGTCCCTCATTTCAAGCTTTCGACAAAACTCATTAAATTTCTTATCTTCTTCCTCTGAAAATCCATAATCTTCATAAGTTGCTTCCCTCGTAAGCATTTTTCTTCCTCCCTGCATTCTCCTTGCCACGCTTTCTGCATGACAGGGAATTGTTTTATGCCAATTCAAACGGATTTCTACCGCTTGTATTCTGTCTCAACTTTGCTTCTTCAATAATTTCATCGAATACTGTTCTTCGGTTAATCTGAGCGGTAAATCTGACGTTTCCGCCGCTCTGCTGTCCGCCAGATTCTTCACGAACAATCTTTCTGAGCAGTGCTTCTGGTGTTTCAATGTTATTGCCCTGCTTCTGGTCACCAAGGACAGCCAGAAATTCACTTCTAGGTGGAATAACTGCACCTTTAGCTAGGTATGGAACTGTATTCACCCTTGGCAAACTCATATTGTAATAGCCCCATCTCCGGTTGCCTGTAGGACCCGTTACATCATAAGAAAAGCTGAATGCTCTTTCGATTCCAGACAGAGAACTATTAATATTTCCTATCGTGCTGTTTACTTTTCCAACAACATTATTCAATGTCCTTGTGATTCCACTGGTTGCATTTGAAATCCCGTTTGCCAGATTGTTTCCCATCCTCGTTCCGATAGACTTCATCTCACGTGCCAGCCCTTCCAGACTTCTTTCTGTATTCCGAATCATCTCAGAAATTATCTGTGCAATACGTTCACCGGCCCATTTCCATTTATTGGTCATGGTATTGTACTGACCGGAGAAATGACTATCTACCGTCTTCTGCATCTCTCCAAGCTTCAGATTTGCATGCTGCTTCATCTGATCAAGGTTCTTATCCACCTCCGCTGCTGAATTGCCCCAGTTTGTCACTGTCGCTGTACTCACACCGCCGGAGGCGTCCTCTGCCGCTTTCTGGAGTCCTGCCAGATTCGTTTCTGCATCTGTCTTCATCTTTCCGGTAGAAGTCGTTACAGTCTGCTGCGCACCAACAATATTTTTGTCTACGCTGGTCTTTGTAGCCTGTACTGCATTCGGGAAGACCTCTGAGAAAATTCTTGCAGCAGTCTCAGTATTTCCGCCCATATTCTTAACTGCTGCCATGACGTTATTATATGCATCCTGTGCAGTACCACCAGAATCCACTGTTCTTTCCAGTGCGTTCAATAACCGTCCCTGTTCATCCGTTCCAAGATGCATCTGATTTGTCAAATTTCCAATAACAAGTTTCAGATCATCGTAAGATTTCTGAGCACTCTGGCTTCCAAGATTAATCTGACTTGCCATGTTGGTTGTATCACTGCCGAGTGTTTTAATGGATTCTGACAGGATATCAAACATATCCTCTGTAATGAACCCCTTCTGTCTCAATGTCTCGAATGCCTGTGTTGCCTGCTCAGATGTCACGCCCATTTCACCCAGCTTATCAATAAGTTTCTGCGTTGCACTGGACTTTTCCTCAGCAGTCATTCCCTCTTTCTCAAGAGACTCTTTCAGATTCCAGATTTCTGTTGCAGAACCGGATATGATATCGCCACGCCGCTGTAATGTCTGAATGAAATTGTCCATGGTATTTCCAAATGTACCACCGACACCATTGCCGCCCTGCATGGTCTCTACCATTTTGGCAATCTCAGAAGTAGCTGCGGCCGCCGCAACACCCACACCGGCAATCAATCCTGCAGTGCCTACCAGTGGGGTAATAGCTGATGCAAGGGAAGTAAAGCTTCCTGCCGCACCTTTTACTGCATTACCCAAAAGAGTAGTCAGATTACCGGACAATTCTCCGATTGCTTCGGATCCGATCAGTTTCTTTCCGATTGCCTTTAGTAGTAATTTTACGAGGTCACTGATTCCCGTTATATCTGCAATCTTCACTGCAATAAACGCTTTACCAAGAAAAGCAGCTATCTTACCGGCTGTTCCGCTCGCCTCCATACCATCAAACAGGCCTCCAAGCGATTTGACAACAGCTTTTATCACCTGCTTCAGGTGTCCAAGCCAGTCAACTTGTGTCAGCATATCTCCGACACCTTTTCCAAAAGCCTCCCAGTCTGTCTTTTCTGCCATATCCACTAGGGATCCGCACAGATTGTCCAGAAAGGCTTCCAACTTACGTCCATTCGCTTTCCAGTCAAATTCCGATACAAAGGTATTGATACCACCGGCAATGTTATTTACCAGCTCTGACCAGTCAAAACACTCCGTAAAGCTATACAATGATGTGAATGCACCATTCAGCCCGGTTGCCAGTGTATCTCCGATTTCCGAAAGAGAAAATCTTGATACAGCACCATTCAATCCATCCGCAACAGCCTGTCCGATTTCCTTATACGGAAGGTTATGGACCATTCCGTTAAAGATATTCCAGGCAATCATAAACCGATTTCCTATGAGCTGTCCAAGATTGTTCCAGTTGACTTCCCGAACAAAGCCGGCGATTCCGGTTGCAAATTTCTTACCAAGGTTTTTCCAGTTGATTCCTGTAATCAGGAGATTCAGCGTATTTACAATCGTGTTGATACCGGCACCAACCGTCCGCCCCATCAAATCCCAGTCGATGTGATCTGCCAGACTGTTAAATGTTCTGGTAAATGCATTACAGAATTTCGTTATCTTAGGGCCAACCTTTTTCCAGCTGATAGCATCATAGACTTTTTGAAGTCCTTTATTTATTCCACTGGCAATATAAGCTCCAAGGCCTTCCCAGTCTTCCGATTTAATGAGCTTCTTGATTTTATCCGCAATTCCTTTAATACTATTTGCAATCGGGACCGTTTCAAACATCTGTCCCGGTGTAGGTGCTTTGTATCCACCGGAATCATCTGTTCCTGCACTCCCACTGGTTGAAGCTTTGTGCACCTCATCCAACGAAGAAAGATAGTCTTTTGTCTGCTTCGATGCCTTTTTCGCATTCTTCGAGGTCTTATCAAGACTTGCAGCATAACCTTCCTGAACACCAACCGCCTTTACGAAGCTGTTCTGTCCGGTCAGTGCCGCAACGAACATTCCAACATAAGTGATTGCCCTGGAAATCATATCAATAAATCTTGACATGATCGGAGCTACCACGGTGAGAACAGGTGCAAAGGCTGTAGCAAATGAGTTTTTCAGCCTCGTCATGCTGGACATTAAAGAGGAGATTGCTGAATTGGTACTGTTAGAATACTGTGCCAGATTTTCAAATCCGGTCTTCACACCATCACTGACAGCACTTACCGCCCGGAATACCCCCGAAAACAGCAACGACATTCCCAGCATTCGGGAAAGACTCATTCTCGACCGATTTGTCTGTTTGTTCAGATTAAACATGTTCTCTACAGCTTTTTTCATCGCTGAGACCATGCTCTTAATCGAGGAACCGGCACTTCTCAATGCCGATCCCATATTTTTTACAACCATACCTACACGGGCAGCAGCTTTCTGAAGATTCTGCATCACCTGTACGAGCCGGCTGTTTTTCTGTCGGTATTCCTCAACTTTGTTTTTCAGATTATTGTACGATGAATACAACCTTCCGTTCATGCGTTCCAGCTTCTGTGATTCCGCATTGTATTTCTCAGCCGTACCCTTATACTCATCTGTCGATGCAGGATTTACATAGGCCCTTCCGGATGCCTGCATCTCTTTTTGTTTCCGCTGTAATCTGTCAATATCTGCCCAGATGCCATCCATCTGTTTGTCAAGCTCCTTAAGCGGTGCAGAATCTATTGAAAAGCCCATCTCCAGCCATTCACGCTGTTTTGTCTCAACCTTTTCAAACTCATTTTCCAGCGCTTTCATGTCGTCTTTGAGCTTTTTGTATTCCTCTGTCTCAATTCTGACTTTGCTCAGTTCTTCCAACTTCGATTTTAACTCTGATACTTTACGTTCCTGCTTCTCGTAGTTCTGATACAGGTCCGTTATTGCTGTTATCTGCCTCTGGAAAGAACTTTTTGCTGAATCACCCATCTTCGATACCTGTGCGGATATTCTGGTCATTCCAGCCTTCACAGCGTTCATTCCTTTCGACACACCGCCGGTATCTATTCTGGTATCAATGATAATTGAACCATCTGCCATGTTATATCTGCCTCCAAACTATTTGAGGTTAAGCATCTCATTCAGCGTATCCTTGTACGCCTGCTCCTCTTCGCTGAGACGCGTTTTTAT